AACAGCATCTTTTAATTTGCTAAAAATATTTAAAAAAGTTTCTGTTAATTTGCCATTCTTTATAATATCTTTTAACTTATTATAATTTTTTGAAAAACCTTCTCTTAATGGAGTAAAGATAGAGTTTAAGGAAGTATCGCCTATTTTAATTTTACCTATTTCCGACATTAAATTGGAAAATCTTTCGCTCATAGACAATTCTTGTTTTTCAGGTATTTTGAAGAAATCTTCAAATTTAGTCATACTTTTATGGCTAATTAAGTATTTATTAAACTTAGATAAACTAGATTCAGCAGCTTTTGTGGCAGGTGTAATATTTTCCATTGCTTCTGACATGGTTATAAGGCCGGCACCATAAGCTTCTGCATTTTTCTTTAAGTTTTTTAAAGAAGTAAATGCACCGGAAAATAAATCCATAAATGCAGTTGTCAATGGTCCTTTTGCTGTTTTTGTTTGATTGGTTGTATTTTTGAAAAATGTTTTCAAATATTCAAAAGGTGCATCCATCAATCTTACAAGTGGATTATCTTTACCTAATAAACTTCCCAATTCTGTAACAAGTTTTCTATAAACAATTCCAGAAATTGTACCTGTCAATTCAAATGTATCTTTAATTATTCTTGTACCACCATCTTTTCCGAACAGCGCCCAAGCCAATAAAGGAGCACCTACTTCGAAAGCTTCTACCAGTGTTACGCTTTCTAATAAGGCTGTAGTAAAGACAGCCGCAGCAGCCAATGCTAATTTAGGACTTACAAATATTTTTTCAAAAATATTATTTTCATCAAATGCAACTGCATTAATTGCTGTTTTGAAAGCAGTAGATATTAATTTCTTTTTATCGGTAATACCTTTGGCAATATCTGCACCAATAGATGAATAATCATTTTTAAATAAAGATCTTGCGTAAGCAAAAGGAGTATCTTGTTTTGTAAAATCACCAAACTTAATAAATTTCTTTACTGTTTTAAAACCCTTATCTGCAAACAAAGCGTAAGCAGCTGTTATAGCCAATATACCATGTAATATAGTATTGTTTATAAAATGGAAGTTATTAAAAGACTCTGCAATCATATCAGGCAATGGCAAAAGTGCTTTAGAAAATGACGCAATAAAATTAGGCAATTGCCCCAATAATATATCAAATTGTTCAATAAAGCCTTTTACAAATTTACCTGCAAAATCTCCACCACCTTTGGCTAATACATTTGCGATACCAGGTATAATCAAGGATAATACACTATTTAAAGAGCCATTGAAAATAGTTCCTAAAAATCCAATAAGTGTTAATTTTAATTTACCACTACCAAATACTGCAATAAAGGCAGCAATTGCTAAACTGCTCATATTTTTAATTGCTGTATTATAAACCTCAGAGAAATTAATAGTTTTAACAGACTGAATAATATCTGAAGCTATTGTAGATTCTTTAACTTTTCCACTAATATCTTCATATATTTTTGAAAATTTAGTTATTATACTTTTTGAAAATTCAGATATCTTTGAAATTGCTTTAGATAAATTGTTTGTGTAATCAACAACACCATCTATAGTATCTGGCCAATAAGAATGACCTACAATTTTGTCCCAAATATCATAAAACGAATCCTTGATAAAATTTGCAAATTCTTGAATACTAGCCTTAACCTTTGGTAAAACACTCTCTGATTTTTGTTTTATTTTCAAGAATAAAGAATCTATCAAGATAATAGATTCAGAAATTAAAGATTTGTCAATTCCTAAATTATAATCTATTTTTACAGATAAAACTTTAGATTTGATATCTTCTACAATAGTATTAAATATTTCATTTATATTTAAACTATTTTTAATCTCTACATAAAGAGTCCCTATAAAACCTTTTATAAAATCAACAATACCTAATAAGGCATTTTTTAAAAATATTAAAATAGCTTTTACATCAAATAATTTTAAAAATCTATTGGCAATTGAGCCAGGTTCAATACCATCTAAGTAATTAAGTACACTCTCTATACCTGATTTTACCCCTGATACTAATAAATTTGCAAAAGTCGCTCCTTTATTAAAATTAAATGTTTGATAAAAGGAAGACACAAATGTTTCTACAAATGCTCTTACACGTATTAAAGCCTTCAAGATTAAAGGCTCTAAATTTGGAGCAATAATATCGGAATATGCTCTAGAAACTGTTTTACCAAAGTTTATAAAGAAATTTTGAATACGATCAAATCTGGTATCTCTGATTCTAAGTAATTTGTTATCCATTAATCCTAAATTAATTAAAATATCTTGGATTGGATACAACCAATATCGTTTAAAGGGTCTTGAAAAATCTTCTTTAAAGAAATAGTTAAAATTATCAAACTTTGTAGTTAACAGTTGATGATTAAAGTCTTTTAAAGCTACTGTAAAATCATTTATATTTTTAACTTGAAAAAGTCTTACAAAAGATCTTTCAAGAGCTCTATCTTGAAATATATAACCATTTGCAGCTTCAGCCAATCCTTCAAAACCTCTTGCTAAAGGCATTAATGCTTTATAAAGAAAGGCGTTTGCATCAATTACTAAATCATAAAAGCCTACTTCTAAATCTGTAAATGCAGTGAATACAGCGCCTTTTAATACAGGCATAAATCCTACAATTCTTTCTAAAGAAATCATGCCAGTTTTAATAACTTCTGTAAATAATTTTACAAAATCTGCACTGGATATTGCGCCGGTAAAAGATAGAAATGCAGATTTTAAATCATAAAACTTTGTTTTAAGTTCATCTAATACATTTAAGGCAGAAGATTCTGTCGATAAATCTTTTATAAAGGTTGCAGGAGTTATATCGCTCAAGTCTGCCCAAAATTCTTTAAGTTCACTTTTGGCAGAAATTAATCTTGATTTTAATTCTGTAACATAGTCAATTGTAATTTGTACAGAATCTGCCACTTTTACAAAAATACTAGATAGCTTACTATATATCTCTGAAATACTTAAAGATTCTACATTGAATTTTTTCAATTCATTTGATGCATAGGAGATTGACTTCATAGTGGAAGCAATTCTATCCGATATTCCATATACAGCGCTAGTAGCTAAAGCTGTACTTTTTATACTATTAACAATTTTACTAAATGCATGATCTATCAAAAATGATAAACCAAAAATATTGTTAGAAGCAATATCGATAGCATTTGTTAATGTCAATGTTAAATTTATCAGTTTTAAAGACAATCCACCATATGCCCCTGCTTCAGCTATAAAAAGCTTCATGGAAGTGGCCAATCCTTGAAATGCAGATGAAAAAGTTATAACTGTTTTGTTAAAATCTCTATCTGTACTTGTATAAATCTTTTCAATTGTTGTCAATAAAGTTTTTGCAGATAGTCCGCCTTCTGCAGCAAATTTTCTTAAAGTACCTGTTGTCATTCCTAATTGCTTAGCAATAGCTTGGCCTAAATATGGCATTTGCTCCAATACAGAATTTAACTCTTCACCTCTTAATGTTCCAGATGAAATACCTTGAGATAATTGCACTAAAGCTGCATTGGTTGCATCCATAGAGCTACCGGATAATACAGCTGATTGTTGAATTGTTTTAACAACTTTAAAAATTCTCTCTTCAGAAATTCCTATTGATTTCAAAGATGAAGAAAAATCTGAATATAAGCGAACAACACCTTCAAACGAAGAGCGTGTTTCTTTAGATAATTTATACAGAAGATTTTGTGTGTTAATCAAATCTTCTGTAGAAGAAGTTACAAGCTTTAGCCTATTTTGTATATTAATTAAATTATCATTAGCTGCTGTAAAAGATAATGCAGACGCCAATGAAGCTGCAGTTATCAGTACTCCTTTTATTGTTTTTGAAAATCCAGCCATACTAGAGTTCATGCTGGAAATATCTTTTGTTGTATTTGAAAAAGCTCTTTGGCTATTTATTCCAAATTCTTTTATTGCGTTATTTGTTTTTCTTAGCTCATCTGTTAACTCTTTAAAGCTTGATGCTGAAATCTTATCCAAAGATTGTCCAGACTTATTTGAGTTAGCAATCATTTGTGCTAAGCTCTTATTTAGATCTCTTAAATCTTTTTTAGCGGATTCAGATCTAGTGTTAACATCTATTAAAACACCTGACATTGAACCTCCAAAATAAATCCCCACTTGTTAGTGGGGAAGTTATGATCATGTTGATCTGACTATTGTGCCACTAGGATAAATACCCTCTTGAGCCAACAATGTTTTTTCAATAAAATAGGCAGGCGCTTGTTTTGAAGAGCCTTTGTTAAGATTATCTATATATTCTGCATCATTTGAAATTACATTATTTTCCAATCTCCAACGAGATTGTGCGTAGCCTGTGTCCACAGGAGTTGCTTCTTTTAGTGCTTTTACAATTGCTTTCTTTTTTGATAAAACTATTCTATCTATTTCATTATTTATTTCTTTCGAAATATTTCCTTTAAATTGTATGGTAATCATAATACGTTTTCACCACCTACAGCCAACATCATCTTACCAAACAATGAAGACTGTTTAAAAGAAGTCATATCAATCATTCCTTCCTCTTTAGGTTTATCTTTTTTATTATAGATATTTTCCAAAGAAGGAAATATTGCCCAAGGTTTTTCTTTAACACCTTGGGTTTGTAAATATTTATAGGTGCGATCGTCGTCGCGCCAATCCACAGGTCTTTTTTCAAAGTAGTTAAACCACCCCAGTAATTCTTCATAAGACATTTCTGAGACAAGTTTGTATATCGGCATCTTCAAATGAAAGGCTATTTCATATATAGCCAATTCATCGTCGGAAAGAATTACTTTCCCGCGTCTGCGCCGATACCTGAGAATTTCATGATTTCAGTAGACAGTTTTGACAACTCTTCCATAGGGAATGTTTCAAAATCTGTATCTGACAATTCATCACCACCTTCAACAGCTGAACGAATGACTGTTCTTAAAACATCTAAACCTAAAGCTTCATCTTCTTTAAGTTCTTTGGCTTTATTTTGAATTTCCAAAACTTCAGCAACACTCAATTTGCTGATTTTGATATCTTCGCCCATAAATTTAACGGACTTAGAAACGCGTTTGCCTACTAATGCTTTAATACCACTCATTTTATTCTCCTTTGAAATCTTCGGAATTTTGTTGTTCGAATTCATTTAATTGCTTTTTCATTGTATTTAAATGTGCCAGTGTTCTGAATAATTCAGAAGACTTAGCCTGATCATCTTTAAATTCATCAATACGTGCTAATGTTTTTGCAAAGCTAATTTCAATTGATTTTCTCATATGTTTAGCTGTTGTGCAGAGAACATAACTCATACTAAATGGTCGTGTCTCAATATCTGTCATTTTATTTACCTGAATCTAACTTGTGTACTTTTCCACATACTGTACACGTAGTGTTTTTATTTTTATAATCGTTATTACATACTCTCATTTGGTTGCCGTAACGACTGTCTTGGAATTCACAAGCAGGAGTGCCTGTGCATGTGCATTTTTTAATCTCTGTGGCCATTATAAGACTCCATATTTAAGAAAAAGGAGAGGTGTCACCCTCTCCGATAATTATTACAGCGTATAAGCGCCATAAAACTCAGACTGTACTGAGATAGTCAGCGTGGCAGTATTAGCATCTGTCAATTGAGGATTAATCAACAAAGACTCTAACTTACCATACCAATACCATGAACTATTGGCTACTTCACCAATGCCCACAGATGTAATTACACCTGCACCTGTCGCAGGAGGTGTACCACCTGAGAAACCAGTAGCGTCAAATGTAATCAAGCCTGTTCCAGTATTAATTGCGGTAACTCTACCATATTTTGTAGTTGGAGTTGCAGTATTTACAAGAATTTGGCCAACTTCAACAGAAGCTGCATTAGCTACAGAAGTAACAGTTGTGCTTGTGGAAGCTGTTGGTGTAATTGCCGCGCCTGAACTGTAGTTCACAGGCGCAGAGTTCAGAAGTGCAAATCTGAATCCGTATTGAACACCGTTACCTACAGCTGCACCTAAAATTGTAGTAGAGGCCCAGTCAGAAGGAACATAGTTCAGTGTGATTTCAATTGTAGGAGCATCTGCTTGGCCTTGTACTTGTTTAGAAGTCTTTTGACCGTAAACAGGAACGTTAACAATGTTTGCAGGTGTACCAATAGAAGGAAATTCGCGTACATTTTGGATACGTACGTATGTACCAGTGGCCTTAGTGCCAGTGGCAGCAATCTCATCCAAAAACAGAGCTTGCCATTCAGCAGGAGTGTCGATATTCGCTGTTGAAAAGGAAACATCTGTTAATGGAAGAGCTACTGACAAATCAGAGTACATACCAGCACCAATCGAAGAGATGTGTGTCATAGTATTCCTTTAAAATTATACAGTAAATGCACCATAAAACTCAGATTGAACTGAGATAGTAAGAGTTGCTGTGTTAGCATCTGTCAATTGAGGATTAATTAAAAGAGCCTCAACTTTACCTTGCCAATACCATTGGCTGTTATTGTTAGAACCAGCAACACCACCAACTACGGAGCCCATACCGGCTGAAGTAGTTGCATAAGAAGCAGGCTGAGCATTCAATAAACTAAATCTAAATAAATAAGATTTACCGTTACCGACTGTAGCGCCTAAAGTATTAGTTGTAGGTGCCCAATCTAATGGTACATAGTTTAATGTGATTTCAATTGTAGGAGCATCCGCCTGACCTTGTACCTGTTTAGATGTTTTAGTACCATAGTTAGGAACGTTAACAATGTTTGCAGGTGTACCGATGGATGGAAATTCACGTACGTTTTGAATACGCCAAAAAGAGTTTGCTGCTGCAACTGTTTGAGCGGTTGCAAGTTCTGTTGCAAATAAGGTTACCCAGTTAGTAATAGTTGCTGGTGTTGCAGGTAAGGCTGCATCTGCAATTGAATAAACTGACAAGTCAGAATAAATACCTGCACCAATTGAATTAATATGTGTCATTAATCAACTCCGAAGAAGTTAAAAGTTATTGTGTATTGCGCTCTAAACAGAGACGCTGAATCTTTATCAACACCCATAGGTGTCAATACACTCTCTTTAAATTGTAAAAAGAAATTATTTTTATTGAAACCTTTTGTAACTAAATAATCGTCTAATCTATCTGCTATTGTAGAATATGATTTTGTTCCAATGTTTGTTTCTGTAAAAATATCAATTATCAATACACCAGAAATAGATTTAAAATTAACACTATTACTGTTAGGGATTATTGATAATCTTATGAAGGAACTTTTAGAATCATTTTTTATAACATTTGAAGGATAAGTAGGGATGTTTTCTGCTTTCCATTGTTGAGATCCAAATATAGAATAAATAGAAGATTCTAGATCTAAATACTTACCCATTTGACACCTCTCTTTCTACATCAAATAATAGTATACTACCGTCATCTTTAATAGAATTTGTTATTTTATAATCTAATCCTTTATAATTAAAAACATCACCCACAGAAAGTGTTGTGACGTCTGATTTTTGAATTAAACATTGAGATTTTTTAGAATTACTTTTGCTATTAGAGTTTGTGGACTCAATTATAATAGCCTTCAAATAAATAGTTTCTTCACTCGCGGTGATTTCATTATTTAAAAAATCAAAATCACTATTTGATCTTTTTACTATTGAGATATCGTCCACAAGATCTTTTAGTAATTTAAATGCAATTCTTAAATTAGAATCGATTAGATTTCTATAGCTCATTAGTTTGCTCTCCACCAAGAATCAGTACCTTTGTTCTTAAGCAGAGGAGCAATTAATCTTTTAACTGTAGAAGATTTTTTATTTGCAGATTTAACTCTTGTAAGCGATATTGACGCAATTTGCAAATCAATTACAGAGCCTGTATCATCAAATAAACCCTCATTATTTAATAAATGTAATGCTTGTTCAAATACAGCATGGATAACCCTTGTTGGAATTGTTTCCATGCTTTTATTTAAACCAAGTCTGGGATCAAAATATTCACCAGATCTAGGAAATGCCAATGATTGACTTTCGTCCACGACACTCCCAGACCATTCTGAATCGTCGATATAAGCAGTTGCCGTAATCAACGCTTGAGCCTTTATTGTTGCACTTGCATTTGTCCAAGCATCTACATCTAAACGGTCTCTAAAATAAGAATCGGCTTCAGTTACAGTAGCATAAGAGTTTGTTCCTTTTACTAAAGCCATAATAATCCCTTAAGAGTGGAAAATAGGCAAAATACCCAGGCTCAGAGCAGACTCTGTTTTACGAGCATAAGTACCGATAACACCAGATAGACCATCTGCACAAGCAGTTAAAGCCTTAGGTGTACCAGATTCTACTACGTATTTGTATTCTGCATCTGAAGGGAATTTGTTGGTTGCACCTTTCCAGTCATAACCTGCAGGAGCCAATACATAACCCCAACGATACCAGATAGAAGTAACACCACCGCCTTTATAAGCGTTTGCATTACGATAAATTTCTGTGCTATCTGGAACAGCTAAAGGAGCCATAGCAATTGCACCTGGCAGTACAACGAAAGAGGTTTTTGTACCTACAATGTCAATACCTGCAGCAGAGTTGATTTTTGCCAATTCAGCACTTGAGAAGCCTTGGCTTGCACGAGTTTGAATCAAGCGGAATTTGCCTTGGAAAATGGTGTTGAAATTAACATTACCATCGGTAACAACAATGCTATCTACCAAGTTGGCAGAACGCAAAGAAGCTACGATTTCAGGACTTACAACCAGATAGAAATATTCTGGCTCATAGTCTTTATATGCCATACCAACAGCATTCAAGAAACCTTCGGCACGAGAAGCACCTTGTACAGCTACAGAAGGAGCAACTACAGGTTTAGCACTGCCCAAGTCCACATAGAAGCCATAACGCAAAGATGTAGGATCGTTGTCGAATGTTTGACCACCCAGACCAGCTTGACCTGATGCGCTTGCTGCACCATACAATACTTCAGACAGGGCAACACCTTTCAATACTGACAATACAGCATTGTGCTCATCTTGAGCTTTGGTTTCACCGAAGTCACGACCAATTTTGGCCAGACCGTCTTGTTGTGTTACAACTTGTTGCAGATTTACTTTCTCTGCACCGTGTGTACGAACGGTTTTAATATAAGTCAGATAATCTGAGCTATAGTTAGTTTTGCTACCTTCAGTTGAGTCGGTCAAAGAGGCAACGTTAATTTGTGGGTTCAAAGGTTTAAACCAACGAACTTGACCAATAAAAGTTTCTGTGGTTGGATCAATATTTGGATTTGAACCTACCAAAGCTGTGCTGGACAATTTACGTGCATTTGTATACGCTTCATCCGAGTATGCGCTAATGCTTTCTTGAAGAACAAATTGTTCTGCACCTGACAAATTTGTAATTACTGTCATTTTTATTCCTTAAGTTTTACTTACGAGATAGTTTTCCATCTCGTGCCATTTGTAATACTTCATCCTGAGACATTTCAAATAGTGATTTCTTTGTGCCAGATTGAAGGTTATTGTTCGGCGTTGATCCTGAAGAACCTGAACCTGAATTTTGTTTAACTTTTAACAGAAAAGCATTTTCTTCGTTTTCACAAAAGACTTTAACAAAATCTACAATAGAGACACCTGATCTGTGAACCCAAACTCCTTGTTCGTTTTGAACCAACTGACTTGATATTTCAGCAAAAGCCATATTGATAGCTTTTTGGTTTTTGAACTCATAACTGTTCAAAGCTGACTTTACATCTAAATCTCTGGTTAACTCAATATTCCGTTTTTCAAGAGCTTCTCTTCTTGCCTTTTCTTCTGCTAACTGCATTTCGAAAGCTTCTTTAAACTTACCTTCTTCTTGAAGACGTTTAATTTCTGCTTCTTTTTCTTTTTGTT